TCTGAACTTTGGTACCTTAACGGCAAGCTGCATCGAGAAGACGGCCCTGCTGTCACTTATGCCAGTGGCGTTAAACAATGGTACCTGAACGGCCGTCGACTCAGAAAAGCAGATCACGCAGCAGAGATGCGACGACGATCACAAACCGGTAAATAGTGATAACAAACAGATGCACATGGAGAATTTTGAATGAACTCGTCAGTAGCAGAAAAGATTTTTAATATACTGTTGGGGTTTGGCTACACCATCAAGAGTTACGGAGCAGATGGCAAGCTTGAAATAGATCCACAAAAAGCGACCCGGTTTGGTATCGACAACCCAAATATCCTGGTCAGATTGGATACTGCTGCTAATAAGATTAGTTTAGAAACAGGTCCGGAACGCTCAACACACCGAGTTAGAAAAATGTTAAAAAACTTATCACGCGAATATATAATGGACTTTGATTATAAAGTGTTCGATAGGAACATATCCCCCAAAGGCGAGGCAATTGATGTGGCACAACATAAAGACGACGTTTTAGGAGAGAATTTCTCTCCGCTCACTGGTTCTCGACGAACCAGTTTTCAACCATTGGACAGTATTAAGATCATCATCAAACACAAGAAGCCGGTAAATGAAGAAGTTCGCGGCAGTCGAAGTAGGAATATACATTCCATTTTCATACAGAATGGAGAAGAAAGATTCAAGATGACCGAGAACAGTCTAGCAGCAGCTAGAGCTATGGCGCGACATATTAGCAATGGCGGAAAGGTACACGACACGGTGGGCGAAGGCATTAACTTCCTAGCGGGCGAGCAACGTAAGCTGACTGACTTTGTGCGCTATGTTAATAACAAGAAAATGGTGAATGAAGAGAATGCAGAATTCGTAACTATTGCTCGAGAGAATATTCAAAACATTCGCGAGACCCTGCGACGATTAAGTGGCAGCAAAAGCTACGCTGTCGCGGTTGAAGCGCTCGAGGGTATGACTACGGCCGAGGTACTGAACGACGATGTTGACCTAGAGAGTAAATTTATTGAAACTCATTACGACGACCGTGTTGCTGCCGCTATTGATAGTATTAAGAGAGCTGCTAGTTTACAGACAGCTTTTCGAACTCGCATCGAAGAAGCCATTAAAGCCGAAGACTTCTCCGACCTCAAGTCAATGTTAAGCGAACAAGATGGCGTAGAATTCAGCACACCGCCGGCATCGCTGAGCAATCAAGTAGCCCAGCTCGCATATGCGGCACAGAATTCAACCCTCAGCACACACCTACAGAATATCAGTAAGAAGATTGGGGCAGGACATGGCCTTAACCAGTTTGAGTACGGTACAATCAAGAGTTGCCTACTAGGGGCATCCGAAGCAAAGATCAAAGAAGGCAAGAATAGCATTGTGGAAGCTTCCGCATACGAAAGATTCATTAACAAATACCTTATCTAAATTAATGGTTGTCACCGGGATATCTCTTTGCTTACCACAAAGTGATTGCCCACGCGCCCGCCCCCGATAACTATCCAAGCACGTTGCACAATGAATGGGACTTTGCCTTGGGTAAAAAGATTTTAGATTTTACTGTCATAAAGCACCATTAAATGCTATCAGGGTAGGGCTCCAATGCTAAATATACATGTGGACGCAATTATTGGGACACAAGTTGCAAGCATACTAACATTGTATGTGAGCATCAATATCACTACTTAAATACACGACTTTAAATACACTACTTTAGACACTAATTTAGTAAACTGCTTTAACCACAAAGGAAAATCAAGATGGCAACATTAGCCGAAATCCGCGCCAAACTCGCTTCTATGGAGCAAAAGAACAACAACGACTATTCGAAAGACAACGCATTATTCCCATTCTGGAACATGGAGATGGGCCAAGAATCTACTGTTAGGTTTCTGCCTGACGGCGATACCAACAACACGTTTTTCTGGGTAGAAAAGCGTATGATCAAACTGGAATTCCCAGGAATTAAAGGTGGGGACGAACGCAAACCTGTGTTCATGTCTGTGCCATGTGGTGAAATGTACGGCGATGCCTGTCCTATATTATCCGAAGTCCGTGATTGGTTCAAAGATCCGGCTCTGGAAGAACAAGGCAGAAAATACTGGGCAAAGCGCACCTATATCTTCCAAGGCTTTGTTAAATCTACCCAGCTTAAAGAAGAAAATGTGGCTAACCCAATACGTCGGTTTGTCATTACACCTAAACTGTTTGGTATTATCAAATCAGTTCTAATGGACCCAGAGGTCGAGAATCTGCCAATTGATTTTGACAATGGTTTGGACTTTAAAATTGTCAAGACACAATCAGGCCAATACGCTGACTATACTACTAGCAAGTGGGCGCGCAAAGAGTCTGCACTTTCTGACAATGAGCTGAATATGGTTGAGGAACACGGGTTGTCTAATCTGATTGACTTTATCCCAAACAGGCCGTCGGCAGATCATTATCAAGCAATTGCGGAAATGTTTCACGCGTCAGTCGACGGTGAGTTATACGACCCACAGCGTTGGGCGCAATACTACAAACCCTTCGGCGTTGACACGGCGCCCGACGCTGCTGGCACAACCACAACCACAAAAACATTTGCGGCAGTTAAGCTAAGCCGACCCAATGCAGCGACTGATATAGAGGATACTGATATCCCTTTTGACGCAGACCCGGTTCCCGCTACGAGAGCGCCGGTGTCGACAACAAGCACGTCACAGGCAGAGCCACCTAAGAAGTCTGCAGACGATATCCTTGCAATGATCCGCAACCGTAATAAGGCTTGAATATAAATGAGTCAAAAACCTTTTGATGTGTCCAAATTTCGTAATGGACTGACAAAATCGATAGCCGGCATTAGTGCCGGCTTTCACGACCCCGACACTTGGTTGTCGACCGGGTCATACGCATTGAACTATCTAATCTCGGGGGACTTTAATAAGGGAGTCCCGCTTGGTAAGGTAACCATGTTCAGTGGAGTCAGTGGGTCAGGCAAGAGCTATATCTGTGCAGGCAACATTGTTAAGGATGCACAGAGACAGGGCATTTTCGTAATCTTAATTGATAGCGAAAATGCGCTAGATGAAACCTGGTTAAATGCATTGGACGTAGACACGTCTGCTGACAAGCTATTGAAGCTGAACATGGCCATGATCGATGACGTAGCGAAGACTATTTCGGAGTTCATGAAGAGCTACAAAGAACTTGATCCCAAAGAACGGCCTAAGGTATTGTTTGTTATCGACAGCCTAGGGATGCTAATGACCCCTACTGATGTTGCTCAATTTGAAGCAGGTGACCTTAAAGGCGATATGGGACGCAAGCCCAAGGCGTTGGCGGCTTTGGTTCGTAACTCAGTAAACATGTTGGGAACTCATAACGTGGGCCTAGTGGCTACTAACCACTGTTACGCGTCACAGGACCCATATGACCCTGACGACCGGATCTCGGGCGGCGCTGGTGCAGTTTATGCTTCTAGTATAGTTGTGGCTATGAAAAAGCTGAAACTGAAAGAAGACGAGGACGGTAACAAGATAAGTGAAGTACGAGGCATACGCGCTGGTTGCAAGATCATGAAAACACGGTATGCTAAGCCTTTTGAGAACATTGAGATTAAAATCCCATATTCAACTGGCATGAGTCCACTTAGTGGGTTGTTTGATCTTTTCGAGAAGCGCGGCATTATCACTAAAGAAGGCAACCGGTATGCATATGTTGACCTTAAAGGAGTGGTGCATAAATACTTTAGAAAAGACTGGAATCGGAACGAAAATAACATCATGCACTTGGTTATGGATGAAATGCCTTTTCGTGACCAGGTAGAAGCGGCAGCAGCTTTCACAGAAGAAACACTGGAAGTTGATAATGAGGAGGTTGGCGAATGATGTCATCTGAGTTGCAATTATTGGCAGACATTTGGGAAACCGTGAAGCCATACCTGCCACCGAAAGACAGGCTAAGTGTTGCGGACACTATCGTTAAACATTTTGATGAACAACTGTTTATTGAAGCAGATAGTGACATAATGAGTCACATT